ACCGTCTGGAGCTTTTTCAATTTTTCCAGTAGCACCTTGTTCTGCTGATTCTTTAACGGCAGCACCCGGACGAGCACCGTCGTCCACTAAAGGGATATCTTCTTCACTTCCAGTGCCGCCTAGTTCTCCGTCAAGTTCCCCTTCGGTACCTTCGAGTTCAGCTACAATACCTTCGAGTTCAGTCATGACGTTACGGATACGTTCAACTGTTGAACATTCTAAACATTCACCTTCTTCTCCTGTTAATGTTTCTGATGGCGCACCATCTTGGGTTGGTTCTTCAATGCCGAGTTCGACTTCCTCGGGCCCGAGAACTTCTTCACAAAGGCGGTCAAATTCTGATTTAGTATTAGTGTTTTTAGTTTCCATAAGATTTTTATGTCTAGAATTATTTAATTTAGTTAGCGGTGTTTTTTCTGGGTTTAGAGCTTTTTTTACATTAAGATCTGTAAACCCATTTACATTATCTGCTGAAGTATCTTCATTATCTGTTTTAGGACCTGGACCTGGAACATCATCTGGCTTTGGATTATACTTTTCTGTTCCTTGAGATAAATTGTCAGGTTCTACTGGTTTATTCTTTTCTTTAAATCCATTACCTTCAGATTCAGGACCAGAACGAGGAATAAAAGGTTGTTTATTAGTAGCACCTGCTCTATTCTTTTGTATAGGCTCGAACTTCTCTTTAGGTTTAGATGTTTTATTACCAAATGCTTCTAAGTACATTTCAGTACCTGTATCTTTCGATTCTGCTATAGGTGATACAAGTGTTTCAGCTGATGGATTTGTTCCATCTTTAATTGCTGTATATTCAATATCATCTTGTGGAATAAATTTACCAGCATGTTTAAGAGCTTGTAACAATTGATTTGTATCGGTTATGTGATTAAGTGCAATACCTCTTTCTTGAAGAGCAACACATAAGCTATCATAAAGTTGAGTAAAAGCAACATTAGGTTGACGTTCTTTTGCAAACCAACGAATAAATTCATCTTTTTGTGTATGTCTAAGTTCTTCTGGTGAACTTGATTCGAGGTATATTTCTGTTCCTTTTGCCATAATATCTAATTATATTTAATGTTTCAAAGTGAGTGAATTTAAATCTTGTTAGTTTTATAGATGAAATAAACTAATTTCTTTGCTAGAAAGTGGATCATTCTCATCCATACCGGAAAAATCTTCATCACCAAGAGTACCTTTTTCAGTATAGTTATTGATATACTCCTTTCCTGTCATTACGTTTCGGCCAATTTTTGAATAATTATAAGTATTCTTATTTTTTGTAGGAAATTGTATGAAAGATGGATCTATTATAGATCCATCTTTTAACTCTATCCAAACATGTATTTCTAGAGAAAGACCACCACCTTGTTGACCGTAATCAATACCTTTTATACAACCTTTATTTATGTTATATTTCTTACCATTGATTGATATTACAAACCAATTTTCATCACTAGAACCATCAATAACAGTACACATTTTACCATCAATATCTTTTTGGTTGTATTCACTACCATCAACTGTATTAATAAGAAGAGTTCCTGGCTCCACTTTTCCGGTTTTACCAGAATAATTCTTTATACGTAATTCACCATTTTTATTAAACCGACTACTAAAATCAGGTGATTTAGCTATTACATTGCCAGCAACTACTCTAAAATCATTTAATCCACTATTAATAAAAATTCTAGATAAATCAAACGCAGTACATGTGCAAACACCGCAACCAAAATAATCTTTAAATTGACATTTTTGAGTTTTTAGTATATATTTTATATACTGAGATGTAAGATCAACATAAGCTGACTTATTCAAATACTGTTCGTAAATTAGATGGCAATCGTTATTCATAATGTTTTAATAAACTTCTTCAGATAGTTCACTATCTAATTTTCTTGTATTTAATTTATTGTTTAAAGTTTCAAATTCACTAGGATTAAAAATAGCATAACACCATACAGAACAATTCTCTCCATAATCTCCAAAAATTCCTCCATTATCATGCCAAACATTTAATGATAAGGTTATAGCTATAATTTTTTGTTGTAATGTCTTCGCATTATGTAACATATACAAAGCTTTTTTAATTCCTTCCCAAGGTTTACCCATACTCTCCTTAGTTTCTTTATTAAAAAATTTCATATTACCTTTTATGCGACTTGCTAGTAATTCTTCTCCATTTTCTGCTAATGTACGCGTTTCGATAATAGCTAACATGAATTGTATTAACCAATCACATAATTTGTTTAATTTAATTTCAATATCCAAAATTACTGTAGGTTGTAAATTTGAATATTGAAAACGCTTAACTTGTGATAATTTATATTCTAGTTCACTTAAATTTAACAAATTATTATAAGCTATATGATGAATATTTTTATATAAATTTTTAATTTTTTTTTCATTTAGACTACTTTGTGTACGTAAATATTCGAATTTTTGTTTTAATTGTTTTATATTTAATTTATTTAAATAAACTATTTCATTTTTAATTTCTTTTAGAACGCCTCGATCTTCATGGTGTAGTTTACCAGAAATCCAGTATAATAATAAGTCAATTTTATCATTGTTAAGACTCTTACTTATTATATTATTCAGTTCTCTTCGCCAATTCCTAATATAATCAAGATTAGATGCATTTACCTCTTGAAATATATTAAATAACCATTTTTCATAGATTAAATGTGAATCACAATTCATAATTATGTCTCGCGGAGTGAATTCATGTATTGGCGCCAATATGACCATACATTATATTGTCCCGCTACTTCCTCTAAACTTTTAAAGGAGCTACAGTCATATATTTTTTGTTGTAGTGTTTTCTTTGTACCAGTATCAATTGTTGAATTATTTTTTAGAATAATACTGTAAAGTTTTGCTTTGTGTTGAGTAATATCTGCTCCAGGTTGTTTACCTATATTACCAATAGATTCTATTCCGTCTTCAAGAGCATTAAAAACTTTAGTAGCACCACTACGTAAATTATCTATAACACCTTCTGAATATAAATTTCCAATTAATAAGAGGTCTTGCATTACATTAAGTATTTATAATATATGGCTAATTTTACAGATGTTGATTATTACTTAGGAAATCCAAATTTGCCTAAATCCACTTCAGAATTTGAATGGACACCTAAAATGTTATCTGAGTTAAAAAAATGTAAGAAGAATATTTTATATTTTGCTGAAAACTTTTTTTATATTGTGAATCTAGATGAAGGAAGGCAAAAAATCAAGCTACGCCCTTACCAGAAGAGAGTTTTGCGATCGTTGCGTGATAATAGGTTCGTTTGCCTACTAGCATCACGTCAGATTGGGAAGTGTCAGGTTGGTAGTACTAAAATAAATATTCGCAATAAAAGAACCGGAATAATTGAAGAAATTACATCAGAACAATTATTCAATAGAGCAAAAGATCTTGCTTCTCGATAAAATGGTAGCTGTGAGGATTACAAAAAAATCCTTCACAAGTTATCCAAGAATGTATAGATTTCTTAAAAGCATAAATAATAGTATGTTAACAAATGAGAAAATAATCGAAAGTTATCCATTAGAAGATTATGAAGTAGAAACAGATTCTGGTTGGCAACCAATTACCGATGCTTGTAAAACTATACCGTTTGATCTTTGGGAAATTAAAACACAGGATTTTACATTAACATGTGCTGATAAGCATATTGTTTTTGGAAGTAATGAAGAACAACTTTTTACATGTGATTTAAAACCGGGGCAGCTCATTAAAACGAGAAACGGTAATCAACTAGTAATCTCTATAACTCATTTAGATAAGCCACCGGAAAATATGTATGATTTTTCTGTTGATTCGGAAGATCACACTTATTACACAGACGGAATACTCTCACATAATACATTAATGACATGTATATTTGCGTTGTGGGTTGTAATCTTTAATGAAGACCAGCGGGTTTTATTGGTGGCGAATAAAGAAGATACTGCGATCAGAATTTTTAAAAAAATTCGACTAGCATATGAACTTTTGCCTAATTATTTAAAAAGTGGGGTCATTGAGTACGGAAAAACATCTCTAACTCTCGCAAATGGCTCAAGTATTGGTATATCAGCTACATCATCGGATGCCGGACGTGGAGACAGTGCGAATCTATTATTGATAGATGAATGTGTAACTGGTTCAGTATCAATTACTTTGCAGGGCACATCAGGCGACATACCAGGCGAATCACGAACTTGTTCTATTGAAGAAGTTTATAACCAACTTGATAATACAAATTGTTCTCTAAAGAAAAATACCAAATGGAAAGTTTTGACAGATACTGGGTTTAGTAATTTTGATGGTGTTAAGAAAGTTATATCAAAAGATATTATTCAATTACATCTTTCTGATGGTACAATATTTAAATGCACGGAAAATCATAAGTTGCTTAAAAGGGGAAATACTCTTATTAAAGCAAAAAGTATTAAAAAAAATACTCAGTTGATAGGAAAAAATAATATATATTTAACTGTTATTAAGAAAGAATATTTGGTTAAAGAAACTAGTGTATATGATCTAATTAATGTTGAAAAAAATCGAAGGTATTATACTGATAACATTGTTTCTAGTAATTGTGCTCATATACCAGCCGAGTTATTAGACGGATTTTGGGCATCAGTATATCCAATCATTTCTGCATCAACAAAATCAAAAATTTTTGCGGTGTCAACGCCAAATGGCACAAATAATTTATTTCATAAACTTTTTACTAATGCAGAGAGAGGGGCTAATAATTGGAAAGCAGAAAGAGTTGACTGGTGGGAAGTGGAAGGACGAGATGAAAAATGGAAAGAGAATACCATCAAGGAAATGGGTAGCCTGGAGATGTTTCAACAAGAGTATGAAAATGTATTTCATCAATCAGGTGAATCTTCCGTTCCAGACGAAATCTATAACAAACTGAAACAAAACTGTCGAGAACCCAAATATATCTTTGATGACGGTCATTATAAAGTTTGGGAAGATCCTAATAAAGAATCAATTTATGTTGCAGGAGTAGATGTTAGTGAAGGTGTTAATGAAGCAGCAAGTGTTATTCAAATTTTTGATATAACTGACCTTACTGATATACACCAAGTTGCAACTTACCATCACAGTAAAATGGTTCCGTATGCATTTACTGCAAAACTTTTTAAAATTTTACAAAATTGGGGATGCCCTCCGGCTGCTATTGAAAGAAATAATTGTGGCGGCCAAATTATTGATCAATTACGCAATACATATAACTATGAAAATATTATAAATTTTTCACCTAAAAATGATAATAATGAACATCGTTTAGGGTGTATTTCACATACTAATACTAAACAAAAAGGTGTTACTAATATGCGTTATTGGGTTAATCAACTTAATGTAGTTGTCTTTAGAGATATTGAAACTATAAATGAATTAAAAGATTTTACTCGTTATCCTAATGGCACTTGGGCAGCTAAACCTGGTAATGATATTTGGGATGATAGAGTAATGGCATTTGTATGGGCATTAATTATACTTGATCCAGCTGTAACAGAAAAGTTTTTTGAAATTGTAAAATATGATGATTACCGCAAGCCTTTAATCATTCGACCTTATGATTATGGTACTAAACGTGCTTTTGTTAATCCTTTACAAACTTTTCGAGATGAACAACTTGATATTCACGGTACTCGAGTTCTCCCCGTGCTTATGGATTCAACGCCTTTTGGAATGGAGGAAAGTAATCCTGATATTGATGAGTTAGAACAAATGGGATATGAAAGAATGTTCTAAATATAAATAATAAAGATGAATACTATATCCTACTCATTATTTGGTAATGATTCAAAATATATAAAAGGTGCAATACATAATTGTAAATTAGCATCAAAATATTTTCCTGATTGGTGTGTATATTTTTATGTTGACAAGACTGTTCCTAATGATATATGTGAAGAATTAAAAAAATTAAATTCAACAATAATTTATGTTCCTGATATATTAGAACATTTTAAGTATGGTTATAGATTTTTAATTGTTGATGAGCCAAATATTGAAAGGTTCCTTATTTGTGATACTGATGATAGATTATCTCCAATATTTAAATCTGTTATTGATGATTGGATATCTACAAAAATGTCTTCATATGTTGTAAGAACAGGGCCTGCACATAATATACCAATTTTAGGTGGTGCATGGGGTAGTACTAAAACAAAAATACATTTTAACATGTTAGATGAAATTATAAAATTTGACAAAGCTCATATAGGTCATTCAGAAAAAGGATTTGACCAAGATTTTCTAGGTGAAATAATTTGGCCAATTATTTGTGATGATGCGGTAACATACGGAGAGGCATTTCATTATAAAACTATTTTACATAAGCCAAATTTTAAGGTAAATCATATTTGTGGTGTATATGATGCAGATACAGAATTACCTTTGACTTAATTATTCAGGTCTTGGAGAAAATCCATCTCCATTTGGTGTTTCTCTGCGTATATCAGCATCATTATATTGTCCTTATTAAGTATTTATTGAAAGCAAACAAAGAAAAAGAAATGAACCAAGATCAAATACCACAAGCAGTTTTAAACAAATCAAGTAAAGATAAATTTATTCTTATTTTTGATTTACCACCTGCATTGCAAAAATCAAATACAGATTTTAATCAATCTCCTACTCCTACTACTTTAAATAGAGATAGTATTCAGTTTTCTGTGTTTGGAATAATTGTACCCGAAATTATAGTTCCAACCTTTGTAGCGCCTTATGCAGGCCAAAGCTTAAAGGTGAGCACTCATGCTCGTGAACCTTATGAAGATATTACTTTAGGCTTTACAATTGATAATAGATTTAAAAATTGGTGGACTATTTGGAAATGGCTCGATTTATTAAATGATGCAAAAGAATCATATTATGATCAAAAAGGATTAGGAGAACCTTCTTTAAATTATCTGCGCAATTATCAAGTTGATTTTACAGTTTTAGGATTGGATGAATATAATAAGCCTGCAATGAAGTTCATTTATACCAAATGTACCCCAAATCATTTAGGTGGTATCAATTATGATTATAAAGATCCGGAAGAAGTATCTAGTGAATTTACTTTTTCATTTTCACAATTTCTTGCTGAGCCGGTTTAAATAATAATATGAATAAAGATTCACAATTAAGGGATTGTTTGAATTTTAATAATCATATTTTATAATCAAATATAAATTCTTTATCAAATAAATCTGGAAAATGTTTTAATAATATTTGTTTTCCTCTTTGAGCAAGCGGTTTTGAAATTGCATTAATATAAATTTTATCATCTACTTGTAATATTCTAATATTGCCTCTCCTTAGACATTCTTTCATATTATCAATAGGTAACCCACCATTATTAATTAAATCAGGCTCAAATTGTGAAATATACTTACTACTACAATGACTTGAAATAGCATTAATAAACTTACCAGTTTTTGTAATCCAACCAGTTGCGGATTCTTTTCTCTTTGTAATCCAATGCTCTGTTAAATATTGTTTAAATGTTACCATTTTGTTATATTATTGAGAAACTTTTGTGCATTAGGATCAAACAGCAATAATTCTCTTTCAGAAGAAAAAGTATGAACTAATTTGATAGTAGATCTAGGTATAGGATTGTAAGTATAGATTGCGTGTGGGACAGAATCATCTTTATAAAATTTAATATTTATAGGTAATTTATTTGTTTTAATTTCAAAAATTGAAAATATTTTACTTTGATTTGATTTAGCACCAAAAGCTTCACTAAAATATGCTGTTGTATATTTTAGTTCTGTAAAAAAATAAATAGTAGGTTGAGTAAGCCATTCACATGACATATTACGTTTAGGTAATAATCCCTTTGTTAGTATTATTTTAGATGAAACAAATGTCCCATGATAAACTTTATTAGGAATATTTTTTATGGGTGTGTCTACTAAATACTCTAATAAGAGCTTTTTTACCTGCTCATTAAATTTCATATAATTATATTTATACGCAGCATTAGATTTGAATAAAGATCCGGAAGAAGTATCTAGTGAATTTACTTTTTCATTTTCACAATTTCTTGCTGAACCGGTTTAAATAATGTTATGGATAAAGACTCACAATTAATTTTTGAAGCATATAAAGAAACACTTAATCTTTATATGACACCAACCCCACTTAAAACAATGGATGATTTAGTTACTGACTTTCTTGAATTATATTGTGATCTTTTTGATACAAGGGGAGTTGAATTTGATATTGATAAATGGATTGATGCAAAAATTCAAAGCGGTATTTCATTAGACAATGCAGTAAAAGCTGCAAATTTAGGCCTTAAGTCTAGTATAGAGGATGGAAGAGGAACAGAGGGAGCTATTGTTAATAAGTATGCAAATCAAATAACAGTAGAATTAGATGTACCGGAGGAATTAGAAGATGAAGATGATATTTAATCACTACTCTTAAATTATAACTTTATTCAAAAATTTAGAATCAGTACAATAAATAATTACAGATATGTTGACACTTAATAGCCCGGGAATTCAAATCGCAGAAATCGATTTGTCACAGACTCCAGTTATACCAACTGGTACAAACGTACTTGTTTTAGGCTTTGCACCACAAGGTCCTACTGACGCGGTGATTCAAGTCTCTGATTTCGCTGACTTTCAAACCATCTATGGTAATCCTACCAATGCTGCTGAACGCTATTTTTACAATTCTGTTCAATCAGTGTTCAATAGTCCTGCTAATGTATTAGTGGGTCGTTTATCATATGGAGCTAATTTAGGTGTAGGTTTTGGTAATACATATACTGCATTGGTTTATCCTGTTATTCCAGTTACACCTTCATTAAGCGGCTCTGCTCTAGGTTATCTTTCTGCAGCAAGTTTATCTGGCGCTGTTCAAGGCTATATTATTGGTGAACCTTATCAAGTAAGCTTAAATCCAACAGATTATAATACAGTAGTTACTGGTCAAGTTAACTGGCTTGATAGTGTTAATTTGAATACACCTCTTACTTCTGTCGGAACATTTGGAAATGCAGGTATTATTGTGTTAAATCAAGCCCGTACTACAATTGATAATTTGTATCAAGGTTATTATCTCTGCTTGTCAGACAATACATACATTAACCCAGCAACCAATTTCACTGAAATCAATAACATTTATAGTGTGAATCAAAATAATGGTAGTGGTTTTGTAACTATTCCTTCAAATCGAATTGGATTTGCATTATCTGCAGCATATACAAATCCTGTTGCAAGTATTTCACAAGTTCAAGAAGGAATTACTCCTTTTGATGCAAGTGGAGCAGGATTTATAGATGCTCTACAAGTTGGTGTTTATAAATTGAATACTTCAATTTATCAGCCAAACAATATTACATTGACTTATAATTTAGTAGAAGGTTATACCGGTTCACTCGATGCATCTCGAAGAATTCAAAATCAGAATGCAAGTGCTCCTTCAACCTTCTTCCTTGGAAATGTTGAAAGTAATTCACCAAATATTACTATTTTGGTTAATCCCAACATTTCAACAACTGCTGGTTCATGGTTGGGTACTAATGGTAATCCAACAAAGTATGTTAATACATATAAAGTTTCAGGTACAACTGATCCTAATATCAACTATGCCGTTGGTAAAGTATTAAGTCCGGTTGATTCATTGTTCCCTCTCGGAACATATGCAACTGCTAATTCTACTGCATTAAGTGTAGGTGCTGTACCTGCTAAGGTTCAACGTGCATTGTCACTTGTTTCAAACCTCGACACAGTTCAGATTGATATCACAATTGAAGCAGGATTAGGCTCTGTTTATGTTGGCTCATTATATGCTCCATCAACATCTACTGCTAATTCATATGATGATACTCAATATGTGAATTTGAGTGGAGCTAATGGTGGGTTCTATTATTTTAGTCAAGGGTTGATTGATCAAGGTGCATTGAACATTCAATCTGCTTATGAGTCTGTAGCAAATATGTTCCTTAATTTTGCACAAAATATTCGTAAGGATCATATCTTTATTGCAGATCCTTTACGTCATATATTTGTTCAAGGTCAAAGCAATGTGATTCAAAATTATCCTTCAAATACATTCTCAATCTACACATACTGGCCTTTAAAGCACTTGTATGAAAATATGAACAGTAGCTATATGGCTGTTTATGCAGATTGGTTCCAAATGTATGATAGTGCTTCAGATTCTCAATTCTGGTGCCCACCATCTGGTACTTTAGCTGCAATTTATGCAAATACTGATGCAACTTATCAGCCATGGTATGCACCCGCAGGATTTACTCGTGGTTTACTTTCTAATGTAAATGAGCTTGCTATTTCTCCAAATCAACCTCAGCGGGACATGTTGTACTTGATTGGATTAAATTCGATTGCGAACTTCCCAACTGATGGGTTTGTGGTAATGGGTCAGAAGACACTGTATGGTGTTCCAAGTGCGTTTAATAGAGTTAATGTGCGCAGATTATTCTTGTTCTTAGAGAAAGCTACTCGTGCAACGATGAAGTACTTCTTATTCGAGCCGAATACAGCGGTGACTCGTAATAGAGTTGTGAATAATTTGACTCCAATATTTGAAATGGCTAAGAACACGCAAGGGCTGTACGACTATCTCATCATATGTGATGAAAGAAATAATACCGGGACAACTATTGATCAAAACATGCTTATAGTTGACATATATTTAAAACCTGTTCGCGCTGCTGAGTTTATCTTAGTCAACTTTTATGCCTGCCAAAGTTCATTTAATTTTTCAGAAATAACAGGCTAATTGTTGAAATATTCATTACATATGATTAAATATTCATATGAATGAAAATATTAAAGAATTACTTAAAAACAACGTTTTTGGTGTGACAGGAAAACTAGCTACCCAAAGAATAGCTTCTTTTATAAGAAACAATCCAAATGTAATAACAGAAATTCAAAAGATTACTTATTTCTTACCGATTAATGCTAATATATCAGAAAGGTTATATTGTATATTTAAAGATATTACTACTCTACAGAAATGTCCTGGTTGTCAAAAACCTCTACAATACTATACTTTTAATAGAGGATATTTTCCAACATGTAAATTACGTAAATGTAAACAAACAATTCGTCCAAAATGGTCATGTTCTGAATCAAGAATAAAAATCTATAGTAAGATGATAAGTTTATTTACAAATGATACAAAAAATAATAATTACAATATAGTTGAGAAGGAACAAATATTAGATCTTGTAAAAGAACGTGGAAATATTTTATTGTCACGAGATAATGCTTCTTCTTTTCAATTTATAAATTTTAAAATTATAAAAAACTATAGTGATATTTTACATAATATAATTAAATTGACAAACCATATTGTACCTATCGATTATGAAAAAATCGTATCTCTTGCAAATTTTAATTGGAGCCAAAGATTTTATATCCTTTTTTATGATCTAAAGGAACACCCTAAATGTGAAGTTTGTAGAAATCTTACAAAATATATTGATTTTAAACGAGGATATCAACCTGTTTGTGGTGCACAATGTGCTACAATTATAGGAAGTAGAAATAGAGTTAAAAATCATTTCAATGAAATAATTAAAACAATACAAGACCAAGGATTTAATATTTTAACAAAAGTTGAAACATTTAAAGGCCTTAATGTTGACCCAATAAAATTAGAATGTACTACCTGCCATAGTATTTTTGAAAGGATGTTACATTCTGGCAATTGGAAAAGTATATATTGTAAAGGATGTAATGGTGAATCAAGTGTTTCAAAAGGAGAGAAAGCAGTTAGCAAGTTCATTAAAGAAATTATTGGTAATGAATTAAGAGTTATTGAAACTTATAAAACACCCGCTGCTGGTTTTAAAGAATTAGATATCTACATACCATATTTAAAAGTTGCAATTGAATATGATGGTATTGTATACCATAGTTATGGAACAAAAAACTCACCAATTGGAAATAATTTACATGAAGAAGAAAAACATAAATTAAATCATCTACATAAAACAATATATTGTGAACAAAATGGTATAGATTTGTTACATGTCTTTTCTAATGAATGGGATTTACAAAACAAGTGTGAGATATGGCAAAGTATTATTTCAGAAAAATTGCATAGAATTAAACACCAACTTGATTTTAAAGATTGTCAGATAAAACTAATCGATAATCAAACAACAATTAATTTCTTGCAAAAAAATCAACTATTTAGTAATTATAAAGGAGAAGTTAATATCGGAGTAGAGTATAATAATGAAATTGTTTTTATTATGGTGTTTAACAGGCAAGATGATACATGGGAAATTACTCAGATCTGTAATAAAGTATTTACTAAGATTCAAAATTCTGAACAATTAGTTTTAGACTTCTTTATTAAAGCCTATAACCCTAGTAATATTACCATTAGTATTGATAGGAGATTGAGCTATAATAAAGAATTTATTCAAAATAATTTCTCATTACAAAAGACAACAGAACCAAAATTCTTTTATATTAAAAGTGGTAAAATCTTTTATAATAGGGAGGATGATATTTATAAAATTGAACCAGCCAATATGTTTGCTGCAGGCTACCGACGAATCTGGGACTGCGGAAACTATGTTTTCACCAAAACCTATCCAGAAAATATCAAATCTAAAGATACCACTCCACTAATCCCTGAAATATCCTTAGAAGAAACACACTCAGCTGAATAAATAATTACGACATATGGCTACTCTCAATCAAAACATTAGTGATTTTTATCGCGTCGCCTCGCAAAGAGACTTCTCGCGTGACTTTCAACTCCGTGTTATGGACATCACTTATCTCGGTGTATCACAACTAACACAAGATGACTTAGTTTATGCACAAACGGCACAGCTTCCCGGTCGCGAAATAGCTCCACAAGATGTTCCTTATATGGGTCTTGATTTTACAGTGCCTGGTGCTGCAAAATACCCGGGTTCAAAAGAATACAAGATTACGTTCTATTCTGATGAAGAGCAAACAGTGCGTACTAATATCTACAATTGGCTCACAAAAACCTTTAATGATGCTACAAGTAATGGAAATTATGGAATTAGCGACTCATCTTGCTTAACTCTTGCATTGTTGGATATGACTGGTAATATTAGTCAAATGTTTATATTGCATGGTATCTATCCTGTAAGTATTGGTGCTATTGATTATAAAATGACGGGTGCTGGTGCTGCAGTTAATATGGATTGTACTCTTGCATATCAATTTTGGCGTCCAGGTGTTATTGCAAATCTTCCGGTAGCAGCTTAATATAAGCTATCTAAAAGCGATTGTATAAATAATTACAATGGCCGCACGAATAGATAGTTTAATTTCACACAACACTTTAAACAATGCAAGTGCTTTTCCTGGGCTTAAGCCGGATGAAATATTAAGTCGTCGAACTCAATTCTTAAATGTTCTTAGTGAATGGCACAGTACTCCTGCATTGGCTCACTTATGGGTTGTTGTTTTTAATATTCCGTCTCTCTTAACAGATGCAAATATGAATCTGTGGGGTGAAAAATTAGCTCAAGATGATTGGGGAGTTGATAATACTATTAATGAGCTACATGATGCACAAAAAGGATCATCTATTATTACCGGATGTATGTTTGCTCAATCAGTTGAACTTCCGGGTGAGTTTTTAAAAACAAAATATGTAGGAACTTTTAATAGAGGTTTTACGACTTCCCCAGTAATGGTTAATAGGAATGAACCCTACTATTTTAATATCAAACTATTTGAATCTAATTCATCCTTTACCGACACAATTATTAGACCGTGGGTTATTCTTGCAGCACATTTTGGATTAGTTGCACGTGATCATGGAGATACAATTAAAAGTAATTTAACTATTTTTGAATTAGCAAAATCAGGAGATTATACTCAAGACTTAATTCCAAGAAAAACTTGGCATTTTTATAATTGTGTTCCTGTTCGAGTTATGCCACAAACGATGGGATATTCAACAGATCAACATATTATTACTAGAAATACACAATGGATATATACACGTTACCAAATGGTGCAAGCAAATTAAAATGGTCTTGAGTTACCATCAGGTAAATCATATATCATTCTGCAAAGAGTATTACCATGACCAGAAGATTCTGAAACAACAAATGCTTTATTACCTGTACTATTGCAGCTTAATATTTTTTCACCTGTTCGAATAGTAGTTTGCCTGCTGCCTGTTTCATCAACAATATCGAGTTCGCCTGGACTACCATTTGGAATCATTGCATATGTCATATTGTGCCTTTCTTTATAATAATATAATCTACTATTTATAATAGATCAACTACTAAATAATTAAAAGAAATGTATACTTTTAAACAATTCTATCAATAGGAAGGCTTTTGTTCAAATTATATATGGTAACCAAAAACTTGGTAAACCTTTTGAAATTTTTTGGTAATACATTAGTTTGCTTTTATAAACTCACTCTTAAGTAATTTTAATGAGTGAGTTTATATATCCAGTCAACTTTTATAGTCAAAAGAAAGAAATAAATTTTAAACAGTTGTCTTATGCTGACTATAAAAATTTTAACAAAGTAATTATTAATAAAGATGTAAATTGTATTTCCTTTTTCATCAACAACCTAATTGAATCTCTTTGTTTAAACAAAAGTGAAATAAACCGGCTTATTGTATTAGACAAATTATACATTTTACTGTTTCTTTATGGTACTAACCTCTCTTCTATTGTACAGTTAACATTTGAATGCCCAATTAAAAAGAAAAAGTTTACTTATCATCTAAATCTTGCTCAGGTTTTGGAGAAGTTAGATAATATTCCCTTCAAACATACTTATGAAATAAAAACACAAGGAATGACTTATACTTTTGGATTACCACAAGAGTTTAATGCATGCACTAATGAAAAAGAAGTTTTAAAATCTTGCTTCAGATCAATTACGGTAAAAGGTAAAATTATATTAGCAGATGATGACAAAATGATAGGTAAGATTCCTATTACAGTTGTTAATAAAGTTTGGAAGTGGTTTTACGAACAAGAACAACTGTTAAAAGGTACAGATTTGCTCAATATACAAAGTCCTCATTCAAAAGAAGGAATTATAAATTTTTTTTCGTCATTTACAGATGATTCATTGTTAAAATTTATA